CGCCAATACGTTGAGCTTTTCGAGCGTTTCGCGGATCAAGTCTTGTCTTGTGGGCATTGTTGTTCCTCGAAACGCTCGAATGCTTGTTAGTTCCAGTTCTGGCTTGCGCCGCTGAAACCCTTATTCTCTTCGTCGCCGGTCGGCGCAGGGCTAACAAAGGTTTCGCCTTCGTTAACATCGAAGTGCTGGTTTGTGCGCAGCTTTTCCAAAAGATCGGAATGACGATCTTCGTCAATCTCAACGGCCTGTCCGTCGAAGAAACGAACATTGCGCATCGTTACAACTTCGCTGTCACCTTCAGGTGCATTGTAGGTGACTGAGATTTTCTTAGCCATTTGTGCGGCCCTCCGTTACTTCATGAAGCCAGTCAGGTAGGCCGTGGCCGTGCCTGCAACAGCGGTCGCGGAACCTGTCGGGAACTTCAGAACGATTGGCGTGTCGGCCACGCATTCGAAGTAAAGGCCCGTAGCGGCAAGAGTGGTTGTCGAGCCGCCCGCCTGACCGATGTTTGTCGAAGTGACGAAACGGTCATCGTCAGCCGCATCGCCGAGCGTGGCGAGAACGGTCGGCGAACCGTTGGTGTCGATATCGGTGAGCGCGAGGTAGACGCCGGTAACGACGAAGCCTTTGGGGGCAACAAAAAGCTGTACCGTGTTCGTTGCGACGGGGTCAGTTGCGAGAAGAGCAATCGGCCCGCCAAGGGTCTTGTTCGTGCGGGCGAAGCCCTGGTTGCCTACCTGAGGCTGTGTGTATGCGATGCGATCCGGCATAACGCCAAACTCCTATGGATTGCGCCTGTGCGCGTTGAATGAGAAGAGGGGCCGACTAGCGGCCCCGCGTTAACCCTTAGGCGCTGGCAACGCCGGAAACGAAGCCCGTAACCATGCCCCAATCTACCAGCGTGCCGACAGTTGCACCAGCACCGGCAGCGAGCGGAGCCTTTGCGATCTTGCCGACGCCGTACTGTGCTTCAATACCGAGACCGGTAATGAAGTCATAGTCGCCGTCCTCAAGCTGCGTCGGACGCGGCATCTGGCCCATAACGTAGGCAAGCGCAGCCTGACCGCACAGGAAGTACGGTTCAACGTCAATGCCCGCTGCACCAACAGCCTTCAGGAGAAGACGTTGCGTGATTTCCGGGATTTCCAGGTAAATGACGCCGTCAAACACCAACGCGCCGCCCGTGAAGATCGGGTTAGACTTCGTCGGGTTACTTTCGCGTTCGCGAGCATCACGGTTCGCCTGATACATCACAGGATCGGCCTGAAGGTCGCGGAATGCGCGCGAGCCGAGGAAGCAAACGTACCATTCCTGGTCGTTTGCATCGCCTTCAATCATCCAAGGCGTGATTTTCGGGCGACCGTTGTAGACGCCGGGGTTGTTCGGATCGACACCGGACTGTTTTGCAAGCTGTTTGGCGAGCGAACCGATTGCAGCGGTCATCTTGTCGTTGACGCTGTCAACGTTAGCCGCGCCCGTCGCGAACGTGGTGGAATAGTTGCCGATTGCGTTGCCGAAGAGAATGCGGTCGTAGTTGGCAGTGACCCACGCGTTTTTGTTGGCTGCGCTCGCCTGCGACCAGCGGATACCGTTTACACGGTTGCCGGGAGTGGAAAGACGGTTTGCCTGGATAGAACTTGTGGGGATGGAAAGAAGCGCGTCAACAATATCGTCACGAACGATACGCTTCGCCCAATTGCGGAGCATTTCGCGTGCCAGCGAACGAACAGAGAAAGAGCTTTCTTTGTTGACGGCTCGGTTGTTGGCGACAGCGTTACGCGCCCAGTCTGCCCACAATGGCATACCGTAGCTGTCGATCTGCTCTTCATTGCCGCGAAGGGTGCCAGCGCCGACGCCATCACCGACAAGCTGCGTTGCCAGCGGAACGCGAATTTCCTTGCCGTCTGCTTCGAGGTCGGCCATGCGGACGATAACGCTGGTGCTTGTCGATCCCATGTAGGGGTCAAAGCGGGATTTGCGCAAGAAGTCGGTAATGACATCTTTGCGGAACTTGATCAGTTCGTTATTCGGATGGTTTGCAGTCAGTGCCATTTCGTTTTAGCTCCGGGTTTCCCCGGCGAGACTTCAGCGCCGGGAGGTTACAGAATTGAAAAGCTCGGCGTCTGTTGGCTCGCCCTGGGGTGCCGAATTGGTAGCACTGGCAGGAATACGAGAAAGCGACGGCGGCAGTTGAGTTAGAGGGGCGTTATTCGGCTGACCACCGAGAACCTGTGCTTGGCCCTTTGCGCGTTCCAGAGCTTGCGCGAGGAATGCAGGGTCTTGCAACTTTTTGTCAATCTCTGACTGCAACCACGCCTGCGGGTCGTTTCCGACTGTCGCAAGTGTTTGTTGCCGTTCGTGCCACTTCACAAGGTTGTCGTAAGGATTCCCGCCTGCGTTAAGCTCCCTATGGAGCGCCACGCCTTCAGGTGTCCCAAACAACGGTTGCGCCGCCGCTTTGGCCGCTGCGAGTTTTTCCGCACCGTGCTTGCCTTCTGCTCGGCTTTCCATCAGCATTTCACGCAATTCGGAAACTGCGGAAGTGACCGGGGAAAGCTGCCCCTTTAGGTAGGCGTCCGGGTCGTCCCATAGAGAGGCGGGCGTTTCCTGAATGGCAGGTGTCTGCGGTTGCGGTCTGTTCGCGTTGGCTTCCAATGCAGCAAGTCGGCGCTCTAGTTCTTCGGCGCGGCGTTCCGCGTCTTGTCGCTTTTGGCGTTCGGCCTGTACGGCGGCGACTGGCACAGGGCCGGGAGCTTCCGTAGTGGTCTGCGTTGGCGGTTCAACGGTTTCGGTCTGCGTCTGCGCAGGAGCTTCGGTCGTTTTGAAGCGCCCTTGCTCGTCGCGGGTCGGTTCTTGTGGTGTCACTTCAGGAGGCGTAACCGTCTCTGCGGTCGGTTCCCCCGAAATTGCGTTGTCAAAGAGTTCCATATCGGTTTCGGTAGTCATTTTGTCTTCCCGTTCGCCCGTAAGCTCGGCGGCAGCTTAACGCCCGTCAGTCGGCGGCACTGTCTCGTTACGCCCTTGAAGATGGCGGCTCTTTCGCGGCTTCCATATGATCTCGATGAACAATCATACGTTCGTCACGATTAACTTGTGCATCGATCTGTTTAGCCGCAAACTCAACCGGGGCCAATTGGGTTTTAACCTTGATTTGGTCGGTCTCGGCAACAACTTTTGCAGTCGATGCGTTACGATTGCGAATTTCCGCTAAAGCCTTCTCGTTGTCAAGATAGCTAGGGCCGGTTTCGCCATTATTTCCAGCCTGACCGGCATCGGCAAGCAACTTCTGCGCCTGGGCCGTGTTGCGCATGGCTTCAGACTGGATTTTCTGCACTTCGGCCTGCGCTACGGCGACGGCGACAGGATCGGGCTGAGCCTGCGCTTGCTTGGCCTGCTCGATAATATCCAGAGCCTTTTTCTTGATACTCCCGGCAAGCGGCGAAAGTTCGATGAGCAATTCAGGCGGAAGCTGCTGGCCGCGCTGCGCCATAATGGTGAGCGTGTCGTAAGCATCTTGCTGCATATTAATGGTGTCTGGACCCTCATCAATGATGATGTCAACATCGAGCGCGCCAAGAGCATTTGACAATGTGGGCATACCCGTAGTCGGATCGATGACCATTTTGTTGACAGCAAAGAACTCTGCAAGGCCGTCACTATCCGTTACTCTAACCCAACGTTCGCCGGTCCAATGCTCCTGCACCGCGCACCAAATCAGACGATAAACGCGAAGTTTCCAGTTCTTGAAAGCGAGCAAATAAGGGCCGAGTTCGGCAATGCCCGCTTGCTGTTGAAGCTGCATTGCACGGCCTGAGAGATTATCAACGCCCTGCCCGACAAGCGCGGGGTTAAACCCATAGTTCTCGATTTCATTCTTAGCGTCTTCGAGAAACGCAAGTTGTCCCTGAAGCTCTTGCGCCTTAGCCGCGTCGTCAAACACAGGCGCTTGATCGCCCACATACTCAATTACGCCGTCTGGTCGTGCGGCTTCCGTGCGGAGTTTTTCAATGTCGTCGCCAGTGCCCTTTTGAATGACCATTCGGCGTGTGTTAAGCTGGTGAAGCCCTTTAGACCGGCGTTGGTTGATTTCGTCCTGAGAAGACTTCATGTTACGAATGAAGCCGTAACGGTCGCCGTCTTGGTCAACGTTAGCTGAGTACGCGACGTACTTACAAACGGAACGTTTCTTTTCGTCGCGAAGATAAGACTTACCTTCAGCTAGAACAGTCGCGCCCGTGTAAATGCACCAATGCCACTCATTGCCGACCATATACCAGTGATCGACAAGCCGGAGTTGTTTGTTACCCCCGACTTCCATAAACCATTTCTTGTCGCTGTCGGGGTCGCTCGTCAGGTCGCCGCCCGTATCGATAGAGCTTTTAATCTCTTCGGCCTTATCGGGGAAAAGCGCAAGCGTTGCGTCAAGGTCGGCCCATTTGCCCACACCCATGTAACGGGCATCCGAGAAATCGGCTTTGAGTGAACGTGGATCGTAAAAGAACGAAGCAGGGTCGCCCTCTTCGAGACCAATCTCAACGTCGCCTCGGTCGCCCTGTTCGAGCGCAATTTCGATCAGACCGATACCGTCAACCGCGCCGTCAAGCCCTGCCTTGGATGATTTGGCGGGCCATAGCTGCTGATCGCAGACATAACGTAGCACAGCAGTCGCAATTTCTGCGCCTTCCTCGTGCTGCGGCGTGCGTGGGTATCCTCGCGGGTCTTGGCGTTGCCTTTCCAGCAAACCAACGACAGCGTTGATTTTGCGTCCAACACGGTTATAAGTGACAACGGGTTGTTTGCGCTTATTCAGCGCTTTCATTTGTGCGTCTGTCCATTGCGAACCGTGGTAATAACGGCGCGCAAGTTGCTGTTCTTGTATCTCGTCTTGTTTATTGTCGAGATAGCCAAGGTATTCGTTTTTGCGCTTTGTGTGATCCGTTGCCATTAGTAGCTCATCCAGTCACCGGCCTTGACGGTATTTGAAGAATATCGATAGTCGTTCGCCTTTTTCGGCATTGGAATTACAGTAGCGGAGGCGTAAGGACGCGACATGCAGCCATATCGTGTTTCGTCGGCAATATGGTCTTCTGCGTCAGTGTCCAAGTCTTCCGGCCTGTTAATGTCGTGCTGCAAGGAAGGGACCGTTCGTATAAAGTCGGTACAGGTAGAAAACACGTAGAGCATCGGGTTTTCACCGTCACCCTTCATTCGTGCCCTCATCTGGTCCCACCCGCCTTGTGCCCCCGCCTGGGATACGCGTTTATTGTCGGCACGCCTGAAAACCACTTTGTAGTTAGTCGCTGCTGACAATCGTTCGTGGATCGACGGTCCACCGTCCTGTGCAAATGCTGCGGGGTCAAGCACCCCGTAATCTACTTTCTCACCCTTTTCCCGTTCGAGGATGCCGCGCCCTACCTCTTCGGCGGTCAGCTTCAAACCAACGTTCGGTTCCCCCGGCTTCATTCCATACCACTCGCGATAACGAACAATCGCACCGCGCGGGATCACGTTACCACTTTCTAGCCTAAAATCATCGCTTGCGATAGCCCACCAGCCAACAGAAAATGGTTTCGCAGAACCCCAGTCCATAGACCGGAAACGCGCCCACTCGGCGGGCACAGCGAAGGGCCGCACGATATGGCGTTCGGACTGCCAGCACTCGAAAAACGCCCCCTCAACAGCGTTCCAGTCACCATCAAGCCACGCCTTTACAAGCTGTTCCGAGCCGACAAGGTACAAGTTGTTGATGTATTGAGGGTCGTTTTTCATCAAAAGCTTATTGTCTTGAATGCGCGACGGAATGAAGACATATCGGTGCGCAGAGCCATTCGGAAGCGTCCGCGTGAGCGCCGACATACCTCGCGGAGCCGGATCGATATAGCGCTGCTTAATCCAGTGCTGCCCCGCGCCGCCAGGGTTGCCGGTCAGAAGCAATTGCGTCGGCACGCCGGAGCCGGAGCGCAGGACGCCAAAAAGGCGGTCTATAGGCTTCGGGTCGGGGTAAATGCCCGCCTCTTCCACGCAGGCGTCAGAAAGGTTCTGGCCCTGATATTTGTCGGCGTCCTGCACGCGCTCTAGTGGCCTGAAGCGCAGACGCCCGCCACCGGGGAAAATCCACGTCTTTTTCTGGTCATTCCAGCTTGCGCCAATCTTGCTGTAAATTTCATGGCTACGAGCAATAGCATCGTCAAGCATCGGCAGTTCGCGACGAAGGAACAAAGCGTTGAACCCGCTCCCGTATTTCGCAGCTTTGAGCGCGTACTTGCCTAGCGCCGCGTCTGTCTTGCCTCCTCCTCGCGCCCCGCCGAAGAATATTTCGCGGAACGGACAATCGATCAAAGCTTTTTGTGGCCCCTCTTGTGGTGCCCATGCAACATTATTCATTTCCGTTAATCTCTATCCATTTTTCCTCAGATAGAGGTTCCGACATGACGGCCCATTGGTTATTATTGATCGTCAAACCGTTGTCTTTTTCAATATAGTTCATGACCTTCGCAAAGGTCTCAAAATACTTAAGCTGTTCGGAACCCTCTTTCATTTTGCAGGCTCGCATGTACAATTCAGCAGCGAACGCATCCTTTGTGGGCACCTTGGCAATCGGCCCTAGCTCGGCAATAAGCCGCGCCTTTTCCTGCAAAACTTCCTCGTCTTCCACCCACCGCGTAGCGATGTAATGAGCTTTGCCAAACTCTTGTTCAACTTCGCGAGCGGCATCAAAAGGATTGTCAGGAATGCGCACCCACGCGGCGGCGAACAGCTTTTTCAAGAGCCGTTCGGTTTCCTCCGGGTAGATAACTGCAATGACCTGATCTGTCCACATATGCCCACAATATGGCAGGGGCGTGCGACAATCAAGGGAAACTTGTCTTGCGTGGAGCCGAAGACCGAAGATCGTCAACCTTGGAGGAAACAACGCTCACTTGCACCGATATGCTTTGCAAGTCTTTGCGCACGGCTTCGCTATTGGCGTCTGCCCGTTCAACGCTGCGTTCGAACATGCGCGCAAGCTGTTCTTGCGACTTTTCGATATTCGACACACGCGGGGTTAGATCATCAACCTTTTTATAGAAGCTATCGGCTATCTGTGATCGTCCTGCGGCTGTCTGCTTTATCTCGGCAATGTCTTGATTTAGGTTTTTGAGGTCGTGTTTTGTGTCGTTGTCGTTGCGCACTTGGTAGACTGCCAGCCCGCCGAGAAAGGCCAGGATTGTCCAATTGCTCTTAATCCAGCGCAAAGCCATGTCCACATTCCCGGTTGAGTGATCGGGGTTAACTTCAGTATCGCTCATAAGTTCCGATCCGGTCAGGAGCCGATAGGCTTTTTGGCTTTCCAACGTCCATAGAGGGTCAGGGCGAACCCTACCCCCTGGCCCGCTGTGGCAAGCGCATTGACAATGTCGGCGGTCTGCTGCTCATCGAGCGGAAGCTCACCAATAAACGGCTTGGCGATGGTCGCCACGGCGGCGATGATGACGCCCCAGGTCACGCGGGACTGATACCACGGCTCGTTGTTCGTGGCATTGACCACGACCGGCCCTAGCTGCGTCAGAACCTTAGATGCGACAATAGGCGCGTCGGTAACGGTCGTGTCGGTGTAGGGGAGTTTTGCGGCGTTCTCTACGCCTACCTTGACAGCGGACACAACCGCTTTTTCGATATGGTTTGCCACGGGTCAGTCCTTCTCTGCGTTCCGTTTGATAACCGCGAGCGTGGCGATAATCGCCGTCACTCGAACAAGTGCTTGCGCCAGTGTGCCAGGAGGGGCACCGACGCACAGGCCGGGAGGCGTTTCGCCGAAGAGCGAAATACGAATGGCCTCAATGTTGCGTGCGTCTTTTCCTTTGACCACGCCGCCGTCAATCAACGGCTGAAGCGAAAGCGATAGGTCTTTGGCCGTATCGCAAGCACTCTTCACTAGCGCGGCTGTGTCTTCAGGGGTTGACGTGCAGGACGAGAGAGTAAGGGCAGATGAGAGAATGCCCACAATTACAAGGTTTCTCATTTGACGGTCCCGATTTTGAGTGTCGTAAGTTCTGCGAATGCTTTCTCGCGCATCTGAGCGCCGACAGCCGGAGCGCCGATAACGCTGCTGTCGAAAGGAAGGCGCGCAATATCCCATTTGCCCCGCTGCTTAATGCCGAGCGTCTTTTGCACTTCGGCGTGCGTCAGCACAGTTTTCGGCTCAACTGCGATACCATAGCGACGGCAGAGTTGTGCGATCACTTGCGCGAGCGTGTCCCATTGCTTTTTGGTGAGTGGAGAGTTGCCGGGGCGGAATGGAATTTCGTTTGCTCCGGCCATGCCACAGAGCGAGACACCAATTGACCCCGTGTTGCAATTCAGCGTGTGGGCAGCATAACCGGCTTTCGCTCGCGGCTCGCTGTTTAGATCGATTGTCGGCACGCCGCGAACAAGATTGCCGTCGCCTTCGATCAGAACATGGTAGTGTGCGCGATCCACGTCACCGGCTTTGTTGCCGCCTGCGGTCCAATGCACAATGATGCGGGAAATCTTCGCGTCGGGCAACCACTGCGCGGGGATGGGGCCAATTACCATATCAGGGAACCTCGATCAGATTAGGGTGATTTTGACCTATACACCCGAAAATCGAGACCGACAAGCGTTCGCGCCCACCAGACATAGAAAAACCCCTGTCAGCGGGTCAGACTGACAGGGGCAGGGACCGGGGGAGAGGAAAGACCCCGGCTGGGAGATTAAGCCTGCGAGGACTGCTCGCGGAACTCGCGATAGATGAATGCGCCTTCCTGGCCGTTGTGCGTGCCGCCCTGAGCCTTGAACGTGCGATCATATTCATACTGCTTGCGGCTCTTGCCATCAGTGCCGACCTTCGGCGGCAGTTCGCGACCGTAACGACGGTTTGCAGCGTTGCAAGCCGATTGAAGCGAGAACGCCATTTCGTCGCCCGTGCGGAGCTTGCCGGTCTTGTCCTTCGTGGAAGGAACGAAGACAACCGCGCCGTCGTAGTTGATCGAACCATCTGCGTTCTTAATCGGTGCTTTCAGTTCGCCGAAAGGATACTTTTCAGGAACATCACGCTTGACACCTTCGCGCTTGGCCGGAGCGGCAGGAGTGAAGCCGACGCCGGAAACGGAAACGAAAGCCGGACCCTTGTTTTCGGACTGCGCAACGTGCTGCGTGGTTGCTGGAACCTGGGCTGCGGCCTGCTGTGCGGCAGCTTCGCCGAAGTTCGTCGGTGCAATGTTCTGAGTGGCGAACTGTGCGGCTTCCTGCGTGCCATTCCATGTGGTGCCAGCGTTATCTACGACGCCGGAAGCAGACTGCGCAGCGAAATCACGGCCAGACTGTGTCACGCGAGCAGCAACCTTGCCTTCAGCGAGGCCAGGAACGCTTGGATTGACTTCAATGTGACCTTCGCCGGAAAGTGCGTGTGCGTCGTCGTTGCCGTCGATTTCGGCGTAACCCTTTGCGCTGTCGGTGCCCTCGATAACGGAGCGGAGCATTTCGAGTTTCATTTCGTAACCCTTTCTTAGGTGAGCGTCTATTCGCTGTCTGTTGTTATAAATCGTTATTCGAAGCCGTCAAGCGATAATTTACGGCTAAGTCAAATAATCTCTGATAAAGTTAGCGGCTTCGCGCCATCCATATGCGATCTCAACGCGGAAACCAGCGCCGCGAAGATAATTGATCCAATCAACCTGTTTTTCAGAAAGACCGCCGTCTTTCGTCGTCTTGAGCTTGACTTGTTTAAGCTCGATATAAAGGCCACAGAAGCCATTACGTGGGCAGGGAAGGAATGTATCGGGCACACCAGCGCGAACGCCTTCAGCCTTGGCCCTTGCCCCGCGTATCTTGTCACCGTGGCCCTGGTTATGGATCGCGTGCAAGCGAGAGAGTTCGGGAACCGGATAAGCGGCCCCAAATTTCCAAGAAAGAGCTTGGCGAGTTGCGTGGTTATAAGCCCAATCATCGCTCGCGTATTCAAAGCCATACAGAGCAGCACACGCCGCCCACGCGAAAAGCGCGGTTTGCTCGCCATGCTCTAGCCCGGATTTGCAAAGATCGTCAGGTGTCATTACGTTTCCTCGATAGATAGTATTTGCGTTGACGTTCAATTTCTCGCGCCGTCATGAACTCATTACTGTACTTATCTACAGTCGTGATATGCAATCCGAGTTCACGTGCAATAGATGCATTAGTTTGTCTGAGCTTCTTACGTCTGCGGATTTCATCGACAACAGCCGGAGGAACAAAAGTACCCATGGTCATTCCTTGTCTAGCACTTTGAGTGCTTGCTTGATAGAACGAACACACTCGGCGGCTGTTCCACCTTGGTCATATTTTCGCGTAGCTATTCGAACGGACGCAATAAACTGCGAACGCTTAGAACCGATTGCAGCCGCTTTTGGTTTATCTGACATACTAATCTCTCCCAAAAGAAAAGGTGCCCACAATTAAGCAGGCACCGATTGAAATTAGCCGTTGACTGTCAGCTTGTTGATCTTGTCGGAAATCGCCACAAGCTCGGCCTTGTTCTTGGTGGACTTGACGAGCGTTCGCAGAGGTATTGTGTCGCCGGTATGTTCGGTTTCCACGACAAGGCACAACGTGTACGACTTTTCATCATCGGTGACTTTCGCGTTGACAAGTGGAAAATGCTGTTTCTTCGCTTTTTGGCGAAGCTCGTTGATTGTTTCCTGAAGAACGGCGTTGTCGCTCGCAGCCTGCATCACCTCTGCGTTTCTCTGCACTACATGAACACGCCGAGTTTCCGCCAACTGCTTTGCGCCGGTCAACTCTTCCTTCAGGAGTTTGTTTTCATTTTCTTGCCCGTATAGGCGTTCAAGCTGTTCGCCGTTGAGCTTGCGCAGATTGTCGATTGTCTTCGACATGGCATCAAGCTGCTTTTCAAGATCAGCAACACGAACTTTCCAGCGGCGGGTGGTGTTCGTCATCGACGTGACGGCGACGAGTGTTACAGCAACCATAAACACGGCTGCGAGAATGTAAGGATATTCCATTGTCATGCTTCCTTCTTTGTGCCAAGGCGATAGCCTTCGGACGTTGTGATGATGACGTGCGCGCCAAGTCGTTGACGTATAGCGCTCACTTGATTGATAACCGATTTGTCTGTGCTACGCAAGCGGCTTGCGAGTGCGTGAACACTTATCGAAGTCTTAGGGCTTAGTCGTTCGATCAAGCGCCGCTGCATGAGTGACAACGGCGTTACATCGATACCGTGAATAGTGTCGCTTGTCACCACTTTTTACCGTTAGCTTGATCACGCGCCTC